CTGCATGAGCGTAACAACAAGCCGGTCAAAACGCGCAAAGCCAAGCCCAAAGCGAAGGCAGTAGCGCCTATGGCCGAAGTCGAGGAAGGCTAACATATGTCGAGAGGGACGAGTTTAGGTCAGCTAATCACCGATCTGAGATCAGAGGTCGGGCATTCGCTGCAAGCATCGCTGGGAAAGTCTACCCGCGACGTTATGCTGAATATCCTGCAACGCACACAGCGGCGGTTGTGGGAGGACTACAGCTGGCCGTTCCTCTCGATCAAACGAGACATAAACATTGCAGCCGGTCAACAATATTACGATGTGCCAAATGACATGGTGTTTGAGCGGATCGAGCGCATGGAAACCAAGCACGGTGACGTCTGGGGCAAGCTGCATTTCGGTATAACCGGCGAACATTACAACAACCACGACAGCGACCGTGGGGTGCGATCTTCGCCAATCCGCCGGTATGACGCCTATGAAGGCAATCAGATCGAATTGTGGCCCATCCCAGCGGTCAACAGTGACGCGACAACCGGCGCTGGATCGGTGCGGGTGTATGGCATTAAAAACCTATCGCCATTTACGTCCGAGGCCCACACAGCGGATTTAGACGATCAGCTACTGGTTCTCTACGCTGCTGCTGAAATACTAGAGCGCCAGAAGCAAGGCGATAGCCGAAATAAGATGGCCCAAGCGCAAGCGCATTACGCGCGTCTGAAAGCGCGGTCTGCTAAAACTGAGACCTTTATCATTGGCGGCGGCGAACCAGAAGGGACGTATCGTCCCAAAGGGCCACCGCTAATCGCAACTACGGGGTCGTAAATGCCGTATATCGTAGTCGAAGATTTCCGACAGGGTTTAGACACCCGACGTATGAACGTCACCAGCACACCAGGCACGCTTAACCAGCTAACCAACGCTCACATTACTCGCGGGGGCGAGATTGAGAAGCGTCCAGCTTTTGTATCACTGACTGATTTGCCGTCTAACACAACGGGATTGGCGGCGTCAGGCGGACAGATTTATGTGTTTGGCTCGGTGGTGGCATCAGCTGTTACGTTTGCCAGCGGATCACCGTCTAATATTAACTACGTTAGATTGCAGCATCCATCGGCAGCTGCGTTGACCAAGATACTGTCCGTTGATTTCTACAATGGCAGAACGTATGCAGCTGCTGAGTTTGCGGACGGCACAGTACATCATTTTTATGACGGCACTCGGATTACCGATTGGTTTGACGGTAGGGCTAGGGCCAAAATTCAAGTTACCGGCGGTACGCTGGGCGGCACGGCGGCAACGGCATCATTTGCTGTTACCGGCGGGACGAATAATCCAGGCGATAATTTGCGTGTGCTGCGTGTCAATAACGTAGATATTATCGCGTCTGGGGTCGCTCACACTGGCAATAACGCAACGACTGCGGCTAATATTGTAACGGCTATCGGCGCTGGCGGAAGCGGCTACACCGCGTCGGCGTCTGGCGCGACGGTGACAGTGACGGCCCCAGCTGTAGGCATTGAGCAAAACGGTTATCAGCTAACATTTGCTGTCGATGGCGCTGTGACGCTGGGTAGCGTGGCGCATATGTCTGGTGGCCTAAATAACGCTGTCGCAAACATTACGGTAAACGGTGTTTCAATTATCAGATCACAAGTAAACTGGGGAACGTCAAATTCTGCGACGGCTGCGGCTATCGCAACGGCAATCAATGACTTTACGTCTGCGCCAGAATATGAAGCAACTGCGGTTGATAGTTTTGTTAACATCATTAGCAAGGCGTCTGGAACGTCATTTAACGGCCATGCGGTTGCAGTAACCGTTACTGGCAATGTTACGACCGTATTTTCACCAGCAAGCCAGACCAGCCTTGCAGGGGGCGTGGTGGATAGTTCGTCAGGCACATACACACCTGGCGCATTTGTTCGACCCGTCAAAACAAAAATGTATGCACTGCATGATAGTTTGCTGCATTTTAGCGGCGTCGATCAACCGGCTGAATGGAATGATACAAACGTGGGTGCGGGGTTTATCAATCTGGCAAACAACGCCAAAGGAAGTGAAGATTTAAAGGCAATTGCAAACTATTTTAACAACATTGCCGTGCTGGCCGAACAATGTGTGCAGATTTGGTTTGTTGATCCAGACGATGATTTAAACCAGCAAATTCAAGTCCTGCAAAACACTGGCACGATTGCCGCAGATAGCGTCGTTGAGTTTGGCGACAATGATGTGTTTTATTTGGCTCTGTCCGGTATTCGCAGCCTCAGATCAAGGGATTCATCAAATGCGGCATTTGTTGGCGATATTGGTAACCCTATCGATAGCCTTGTTGCGGCAGACATACGATCCAGCCGAACCGTAGCAGAGGACGCCAAGGCAACGCTTGAACCGCGTGACGGTCGATATTTAATTGCTATTGGGTCCAAGATTTACGTCTTTTCGTTTTTCCCGCAATCAAAGGTAAGTGCGTGGTCGGTCTACGAACCAGGATTTGCGGTCAATAATTGGGCGTATGACGGGGAGCAAACACTGTGTCGATCAGGTGATAAGTTGTATTCGCTGGGCGGCGTTAATGGCGACACATACGACAACTGCACAGTCACCGTTCAGCTTCCGTTTCTTGATGCTGGATCACCAGCAACCGAGAAGGATTTAAACGGTTTGGACATAACCTGTTTAAACGTGTGGGATGTGTCGATTGCTACTGACCCCAGCGACATTACAATAACGGAGGACGTTGCCACATTTTCCCAAACGTCATATGGGATGGGTCGAGCAACTATGTCTGGATACTCAACACATGTTGCACCGAGGCTAGTTTGTACGCAGACCGGCGCAGCCAAAATTGGTAATGTTGTCGTCCATTATACGGGGGCAGATGCTGGATGATGTATCTTAGACCAGCCGAGCCAGAAGAAGTGTTTCACGTTGCGAAGCATATGCGAGATCATGATTATAAGGAAATATCGTGCTTGCGTTGGGCAGAAGGGCGTGACGATTTAGCCGCTGATTTAAGTGAAATGTATTCTAATTTCCCGAATTGTTATGTGTGCGGAAACGGCGCTGATCGCATTGCCATTATCGTTTATGTGCCTATTCGCTCTGGCGTGTGGTCTATTGGGATGTTTGCGACAGACAACTTTCAAAAAGTCGGAGGCTACCTGACAAAGAAGATTATTCGTGAGATAATACCAATGTTGATGGATGGCGGCGCTCACCGGATCGAATGCCAATCCATTGAGGGATACGACGCAATTCATAAGTGGCTTGTTACGCTGGGACTGCAAGAGGAAAGTAAGCTGCTTGGCTACGGAAGGGACGGCGAAGATTTTTGCCAGTTTACGTGGGTCAAGAAGCGGGACGGCGATTTAAGGGCTTTGACAGGCCACAGGAACGGAGAGCGATTATGTGCTTAGGAAATAATGGATCAGATCAAGCGGCAGCTGACGCGGCAGAAGCGCGGCGTCGGGAAAATGACAGGGCAGCGCGTGTAAGGTCTGGTGCGGGAAACATAAACGCTGCTTTTGAGCAGTACGGCGAGGATTTTTTTGATACTCGGCGTCAAAGTTATCTGGATTTTGCCAACCCGCAGCTGGACGATCAGTTTAAAGACGCAACACGCGAATTAACTTTGGCGCTTGCTCGATCTGGCATTTTAAACAGTTCTGCCAAGTCGCGTCGCTTTGGTGATTTGCAAACGAGTTATGACAATCAAAGTCGGGCTGTTTCTGACAAGGCGAATGAGTATGTGAACAACACGCGAGGCGCTATCGAGTCGGCAAAATCGGACTTGCTTAGTCAAAATCAGGCAATGGCTGATCCTGCACTGGCTGCGAATCTGGCGGCTAATAGAGCAACCAGCGCCACCGCTATGCCAGCATACAGCCCACTCAATCAGGTATTTGCCAATGTCACTTCGGGCATTGCAACACAGGCTGACTTGGAGCGGCGAGGCCAGGCCAGATACCAAATGAGCGATTTGTTTGGCGGCGGTAATTCTAGCAAGGTGGTGGCATAATGTGTGATCCAAACCAAAGCCAAGCCGAAAAAATGTCTGATTTGCTATTAGGGCAAGGTTTCGGGTTTAGCAAAAGAGTTGTTGACCCGCTTCCCTTGCCTGTTCTGGCAGAGCGATTAGTGGCGGCGTCTGGTTTCGCTTCCGCGCAAAAGGCCGCATCAAAAAACTCTAGTCCATCAGCGCAGCCATCAGTTGTGAAACCAATGTTTGCTGCACCAATGGCGGCTGCACCAATGGCGGCTGCACCGGTCCAATCAGCTTACTCAGGCATGGTTATTCCCTTAGACAGATTAGGAGCCACAAATGCAGTCCAATCTAATTCTGGCGGGTCCGGTTTGTTTGGCGGCGGCAACTCAAGCAAGGTGGTGGGATAATGTGTGATCCAGTAACAATAGGCATAACGCTTATGGCCGCAGGGACGGCGAAACAAAACAGCAGTTCACGAAAAGCGGCTAGAGCGCGGTCCGGCGCAAAAAACAGTTACTATGAATTAAACGACGC